CCGCCGAGTTCTTCTTCCACGCTATGGGAGGTCGCGAAGGTCTTATTGATACGGCTATCAAGACTTCGGATTCAGGCTACATCCAGCGCCGACTCGTAAAAACGATGGAGGATATCCACGTAGAATATGATGGAACAGTACGTAATGTGAATGGCGCGATCGTCCAGTTCAATTACGGCGGTGACGGAATTGATTCGGTATGTGTTGAGAAGCAGACTCTACCTCTAGCTCTAATGTCTATGGAACAGATCTTCCGCGACTTCGCGATTTCCGCTGATGATATTTCGGCGGTGGTCAAAGGTGAAGTCAAGGAGTTCCACGATATGGTCGATCAGATCGTTGAAGATCGCGATACGCTTGTGCGCAACGTGTTCCGGTTCCGCAAGGAAGAAACAGTCTTTGCACCAGTTCACTTTGAACGGATGGTAGAAAAGTACCAGAACCCGTACTCTGTCAAGACGGATCTGACGCCAGTGTATGTCGTTGACGAACTGGACAAGATGTGCGCCCAGCCGTTTGTGCGACACAACAAGCTGTTCCACATTCTCTTGCGCTACCACTTTGCACCCAAGAAATCGATTATCAAGATGCGGTTGACGAAAGCTATGTTTGACGAGATGCTGAAGGATATTCATTTCCGGTACATTAAGTCCAAGGTTCATCCGGGCGAGATGGTGGGTACAATGGCTGCTCAGTCAGTGGGCGAGCCGACGACGCAGCTTACGCTGAACACTTTCCACTCTGCAGGTACGTCGGCTGCGAACGCCACTGGAGGTGTGCCGCGTATTATGGAACTTCTAGCCGCATCACCGAATCCTAAGACTCCTATTGACACGATTTATCTGGATGCTTCAATTGCAGGATCTCAGGATGCCGCAATTGCCAAGAAGCGCGAGATCCAGAAAACAACGCTGCGAGATATCACGAAGTCGGTGCGTATTTACTACGATCCTAATCCACTGTCGGAGAACACGGCTGTTCAGGAAGATCGTGATATTCTGCAGTCGTACCAAAAATTCTCGGTGACGAACGGTCAGCTGTGTACGTCTCCATGGGTCGTGCGCCTAGAGTTTGACGATATGGAAATGGTGGCGCGCAACGTGATTGATATGACGATGATTGCCGCCAAGATCCAGAATAACCGTGTGCTGAAGGTATTTGAGTGCATTCACTCTGACACGAATGCCCCTGGAAAGCTGGTGATGCGTATTGTGTTTGCGGCGGATATTGTGAAGAACGTTCTGGCTTTGCGATTCATTGAAGATAAGTTGCTGGATACTGTGCTAAAGGGTATTGATGGGGTAGGACGCGTCTACCCTCGCGAAGTCAAGGACGAGCTCACGTACGATGAGAAGACCGGAGGGTATGTTGCGGCATCTCAGTGGGTACTAGACATTGAGGGCAGGAATCTCCTAGATCTTTCAACGATTCCAAACATTGATTCTCACCGTTCATTCTCCAATGATATTCATCAGATCAAGGATGTATTTGGAATCGAAGCTGCCCGTATTGCTTTGATGCGCGAATTCAACACTGCTTTCGCCGGATCATCGATCAATTACCATCACCTAATTACGCTTGTAGATGCGATGACGTATCCCGGATTCTTCCTGAAGGCTGATCGTGCAGGAATGTCCAAGAACACAGAGAACGGTGTTCTGGCTAAGTCGTCATTCGAGGAAACGGCCAAGCATCTGTTCAATGCCGCGCTGACTGGCGAGTCAGACAATATGCGCGGTGTATCTGCCAACATCATGTTCGGACAGAAGCCGCCGTGTGGAACTGGGTTCGTGGATATTCTCATTGACGAAACTAAGTTGCCGGAAGGAACTGAGGAAGACCATGCGATCTTCGAAGAGGAGCGCAGGACGGTGCACGAGATTTTGGAAAAGGAGTCGGAGAAAGAAAGTTCTATTTCAATGTCTGACCTAAACATGTTCTAAATAAAAAAAGTAGAACCCAGTTTTGGGACCTGCTTTATTTTGAAAATTAAATTAAAATTTGGGGTTGAATAACTCTAATTTTTAGTTGCTGTACGCCAGACCGCCCATGCCCGACATGACACGGAGAATGTTGTAGTTCACGGCGTAGACGCGCACATCCCAAGTGTAATCTGTATCGGGGTTAATCGTGACACTACCGCTCATGTTCATTACGATCGTAGCCGTATCAATGCGCGAGAAGTTACACGTTCCGGACGGCTGGTGCTCCTCAGGTCGGAGAGCGAATGAGTACGAGTAAATGCCGGCTTGGTGAATGGGTAATGTTGTAGCAGTCTGTACTGTCGCATTCAGACCGGTGTGGTGCTGGAACGACTGAACCGAGTGGAAATAGTCGCCATAGCGCCTGCTCATACGGTCCTGTCCGTTGATCTGGAGATGCTGCTCGTATACGGCATCGCGATCGTACGTGAAAGGCTGGAGACGAGTCGACGACGCGCGAATTGCACCTGCCGAATCTAACTGGCAGTTGGTGTAAGCACTTGGCTGTACTACCCACACTAGTTCCTTGACAGGGTGATTGAAGGTGAGGTCAATACGGTTATTGTACGACGAAATACCCTTGTCCTCGTTGTACTGCGTCTGCTCAATGAGGTACTCGTGAGAGTTCTGAGCCATGCGGCGGCGCTCTTCGGTGTCAAGGTAGATGTAGTCAATGTACACCGCGGCCTGAATAGGCTGCTTCAGCGTCCTAGCATTCCGGAAATCGCCGGCAATTAGCTTAGCGTCGTTCCACTCGATATTGATCTTGACCTCGTGGTACTGCAGAGCGATGAGCGGCAGAGCGGCACCGGGGTTGCGAGTATAAAAGAAGTTGAGGGGGATGTACAGCGTATTGGGAACAGACGCGTGGCCCTGCGAGGTCAAGGTGCAATCAGAAGGCTGCGTCAGCTGGACTGTCGTATTTAAGACGTTCGCATTGGAGTTGATATCGGTACCAAAAGACTGGGCAATCCTATTAGCTACATTCGGGCCAGCGCCGACCATATTCCACAACTTCTTCGATGTCGTGATATCGCTAGATAGAGCGTCCCACAGATAGAGCCATTCGCCGTACAGGCGATCAATGAGCTGTCCGCCAATATCCAGTTCAACGTACTTGAGGAGATTGTAACCTAGACGTCCCTGATCGTTGTTAAATAAGTCCGTCGGCATAACAACCTCGAGGTACGTGGAATAAAGGAGATCCGCGTGGCGTCCGATGAGCGCCGAATGCTTGACTCCCCACGCCGCCTGTCCAGTCAAATTGATACGGAAAGGCTCCATCGCAAAATTCGTGTGGCGCTTAAACAGACCCTTCCAGAAGGTAATCTGGGGATTGCCGGAAAGGTATGCGTCCTGAGCGCCATAGGCAACGAGCTGTAGTAAACCGCCGCCCATTATGTATTTATATGTTCCTTATACTCTTTTTTCTTGAAAACGTCTACTTGCGACGGCGACGACGTCCGCCTTCCGTCGACTTAACAAGACCATACTCGTCCTTCATAGGGACAGTGACGGGTACTGGAATGTCCACATCGGGAGCCGTAATGCGCTCATTAGCTCCTCCTCGCGCCTTATAAGTCTTTTTGGCAGATTTTAGAACTGCTCCAAAAGGCTTACCTTTGTTTTTCTTGAGCTTGAGAGTTTTACGAACGTGTGCTAACCACTTGTTCGCCATTTAGTTTTAAGCAGGATATTTACCGGCGACCAGCGCGGCGGGTCTTGCGTCCAGCCTTCTTGGACTTACGACGGCGACCGGCGGCGGGGACAGACGTCATGTCCTCATCAGAAGATGACGAGGACTCCTCAGGCATATCCGCACCACCCTTCTTGCTGTACGTTTTCTTCGCCAGCTTCAGGATTTCACCGAACTTCTTGCCCTTGTGGGCCTTCATCGTCTTCTTAACATGCGCTAGCCACTTGTTCGCCATTTTTTGTTTTAACGCAAGATTTTTATTGAACTACACCCATGGTTGTTAAATTGTGATGTCGTAGATTGGGGTTGTGCTCTGCATGGGTTGGAACGATACAGATGGGTCTGGGAGTACTGGCTGCTTGTACTGCTTTGGCCTGAGCGCACGAAGAGGTTCGGGTTTAAGAACCGTACTGCGTTCTTGGAAGTCACCAATATAGACTTCCATCGCACTGTCGACTGATCCGTAATTCATTAAGTTCCACTGGCATCCGTACGTCAAAAGAATTTGAGGATTCTTGTTGATTAAATCGCCTTCAATGTCTGGTACAACCATCGTGATGTTATTACGATTATTGTTAATGAGTTCATCGGCATCGTTGGTCTGGGCGGCCTGAGTATATGTTAAGCGACGTAAGTTGGCAGTTCCCCACGACATATTTGTAAGCTCTTCCATCAATGTACCTTTGACTTCCGGTCCCGAAACAATGATTAGTTTAGATTGCAGGTTGCATATCGGTTCAATTGCCAAGTTCTTACGCTGGTATCCGTACGATACATTCAATAAATATTGGGGGCATGTGGTTTTCAGAACTTCGGCGCATGCGTTTATGACGTTATTATTCGTTGTATGAAACACCAAACTTAGTACAAAAGGATCAGTGGATACGGGGCAAACAACAGAGTTGAACATATTGTTGGCCAGACCTACACAACAAGCTCCAAACGGTACTGTGTTATAAGCATAGTCTGTTCCCAATTTCTGGTTTTTCAAACCTACAACTGGGCCGCCCGATCCATCGTCGTAAATATCCAACTCAACTAATCGAGGACCAGCTTTTGCCAACATTGGAATAACTCCATCGGTAATGTAATCATAAATCTTTGAACCTGGGAACAAGGAGTAAGCTGAAGAAGCCAAATAGTAATCACATAAACGATACGCAGGAGTCGTTGGACATCCTAGAGGAGCTAACGCCATAACGGAGTTATAAGCGTTAAATGTCGGTTCGGCTGTGGCTTGAGCTTGTACTTCCGACGGCGTTATAACAAGATAAATGATAAACGCAATTGCCATAAGTACTAAAACTGGGATAACCATGACGAGTGCAAACCCGTACGACTCCATTCTCTTATTATTTAGGCGCAGTAATAATCGCAATAGTAACAGCGTAAATAATTATACCCACAAAAAATACCCTTATCGCAAGTTTAAACCATTTGTACCAGGTTTCTTCCATTTATATTATACTTTAAACAGTAAACCGCGAAAACCTCTTACCACTTTATCTGGAATACGATCTTCCATCGACATTCCGGTGAGACAACATAAGTGAAAATACAAGCAGTACATTCCACACTCTGAGTTCTCGTACTGGTGACGTGTTTTGTTATATGTCAGTTTCATTGGTTTCTGGTGTATATTTGTTGCGTTCCATGTTTCCGCCCACCGTTTCATCAAACGAACAACTTCTTTCTCTGGCTTTTCAGCATACGAATCAAAATAGGTGATGCGAGGATACTCAAGTTCTGGACGAATATCGCAAAACAGTGCGATCCAATGTTCCCCCGGACCAGTGCTTTCATCCGTATTAAATACTACCCCTATCTGGCGGTACCCTTTTTTATAAAGTGCCTTGATGTCCAATGAACACAGCGAGCTTACTAAACAAGTACCTAAATCTGACTTCTTGTCAAAATCTATAGGTACAGCTCCTACGTAATAGTAGTCTGTAAATATTTTTGAATACTGCTTCTCAATAGCGTCAATATCGGTTGATGACAGCCATTCTTCCGGATTAGATTTCCATGAACCGGGAGCTTTTGGTTTGGACATCAGTGAAAGAATAATACATTCGGTAGATTTGTCACATTTATCCTGCAGTTTTTTTTGAATTTGTTTCCATACAACCGAAGGTTCCCCAGCAGGAATAGGTTTAGAACTCGAATGTTCTTTGTTGAAAACCTTGCGCAGGTTTTCTACTTCGCGACCATCGAAGTACATTGTATTGAAAACGGATAATCTTCTTGAGAATCTTGATCAAGTAAAATGGGTGATCTAAAATCTTGTATCAAGCAGTACCGTGAGATCGATGACCAGCTTCGTGAACTGAATAAGCGGGTGTATGAGAAACGTGATGCGCGTAAAGTAGTAGAGCTGGAGATCGTAGATATTATTCGTGATCCGAAGTACAATGCTATCAAGAAAATTAAGTTGGAAGAAGACGGATCTACGATCTCCTTCAAACGACCGAACGAATGGGTAAAACCTTGGTCGATTTCTCAAAAAGATCTGAAGGATCTAGTAACTCAGTACTTTACCAAGAACGGTCCTCTAAATCCCGACGACCTTGTAAAGTACATTATTGAAACCAAAAAGCAAACGCTTGTAGCGTCGGAGTTCAGCTTTACGCGCACGGTTCCGGGTGAGCAGGATGAGTAAAGTATCAAACAACCACGAAAATCAACCTGAAAAGGTTTTTTCCAAAAACGGACTTACGAGACATAAGCAGAACAAAGTATACAACAACCATGCAGCAAGTACAGTACAACCCATTCAACTCAAAGAACCGCTTGTTTACCAAACCTGATATTCAAGCGATTCTTTCGAAACACGAGTGTGAGTTTGTGGTTACCAACACTGAACTGTTTCAAAAAGCCATGGTTCATTCGTCTTATGTAAAAAAGACAGAGTACACGTCGCCAACCGGTGAACCTGCTCAACTAGCTGAAAAGCCGCGTGAATGTCTTGGTTTGTTTGATGAATCGTACGAACGTTTGGAACATTTGGGCGATTCTATTCTGGGTGCGTGTGTATCCACTTATCTTATGAAACGGTACCCCGAGGAAAACGAAGGATTTATGACTGATCTGAAAAAGGAGATTGTGTGTAACGAAATGCTGGGGTCATTGAGCAAGAAAATTGGACTGGATAAGTTCTATATTATTTCACGGCATAATGAAGATGTGTGTGCCGGACGAGATAACTTCAAGAAACTAGGAGATATCCTAGAAGCATTTCTTGGAGCTTTGTGGACCGATTCCGGTAATGATTTCAAGATAATGTACTCGTTTGTAATCTGTTTGGTTGAAACTTATATTGATATTCCCAAAATTCTGATGAACAATCGGAATTTCAAGGAGCAGCTGCAGAAACTGTACCAAGCCAAGTTTCATCATACACCAGGGTACGCTGTTATTTCGGCAGCCACAAATCAGTACACTATGGCAGCTGTAGACGAGAAAGGTAACCATTTGGGAATTGGAACTGCGCCTACGAAAAAGCAGGCTGAACAATTAGCGGCCAAGGAAGCTATTCTACGGCTTTCGGGGAACTCGGCGAACAAGTAGTTCACGCTGAGTTCCGATGGGAGGAGTATCATCTCCATCTTGGCCACCGCCAGTACCCTCAATTGACCGCAGAGCTTCAGCTACACGCTGAGGCTGATCGGCAAACTGGATAAGAAGCTGGGTCCGAATCTTGTCGCGGCTCAGAGCCGGACGAGATGTGCGGACTGAGCGAGACAAACTTCCCTGACCTTCAAGCTTGAAGTCGTCGACCGAATTGTCGCGCATAAATTTCAAAATGTGTTCAGAGTTCTGGGCCTTTTTGTCTCGAATCTGTTTGATTTGTAGCTTAAGAGAACGTTCCTGATCATCTAGGGTTACCCATTCTTTCAAAACATTGCGCACTTGTTCCGTCGCGTCTTCGGACATTTGAGTATACTACGCCGCCTCGTTGAAAATCGCTTACCGGCTGTCTTACGCGGAGCCACAGGTGCAAATGAAGTTTTGACGTCTTCGGGCTTAACTTCTGCAGCTGATTCGGTTGTTGGTGTAGGCGTAGGCGTAGGCGTAGCCGTGACTGGAATCTTAACGGCTTCAGTAGCAGTTTGTTTGATGGCTGAAAGGGATGGCATTTTCATATTTGAGGAAGCTGCCATACCGCTTACCGTATTTTTGGCGTTTTCTACTGCGCCCATAAGACTTCCATAAGCTTGAGAAATCGAGGTAGAAATACGGTCGGCACGATTATAGAATTTTGTTCCAACCGTTTCAACAGCTTTAACTCCGCGCATCAGAGCAGGTCCGATGACAGGAACCATTCCAGATGTAGCTTCCAGAGCTGCTCCGAAATCTTTACGCGACATACCAATCACTGCAGCTAACCACAGAAACCAGAACGAAAAAAGCCATCCTAGGAAAATACCAACCAACCCTGCTAGAGGAAGAGGAATTAGACCTACAAGAGCTGGTGTGAACGTTTGGACATTGGACGCAATTACGGGAAGGGTGGCCGCAGTAACGTCAAGTGAAGCACCTATCAAATCTCCAAACAACGGTATGCTTTCTAATGTATCCAAAACGAAGATAAAGGGAATGATCATACGAATAAATAGCTGGACGGATTTTACAGCTCCCTGAACTGCTGCGTTAGGAGGCGGAGGCTGCGTAATTCCAGCCGCCATATCGACTAGATCTGATCCAAACTTATTGAAAATACTCCCAATCCCTTTATGGTCTACCTCACCCCCAGTTTGTCCCTTACGTATTTGACGGAATACAGACTTAGCTTGTTCCGACGTGAAAAGAGGCTGGCCGTCTTTCACGAAAGATCGGCGAATATCTTCGGGAGATTTGTACTTGCCCTTGTACAGAGCTTCGTACGCACTCAGCATACGATCAACATTGTCTGCGTCTGCTGCGCCAATATGGCGCTTAACTATTTTCCCAAAAGATGTAGATGGATGCTTATCATGAAGCTCCCACTGACCCATTAATTATTACACACAAATTTACAATGGACGACAGTTTGGGTGTCGTATCTTGGAATTCTCAATTAGAAAAAATACTATCAGACGAAGGCGAAAGATGTTTATGTTTTTCATGGCTTCATGACAGGTCTGAAAAGAGGTATTCTAGACTACATACTGCGATAACATTGCCGTCAATTTTCATGGCAACTCTTGCTGGGTCTGCTTCTATTGGGACAAACTCGTTATTTGTAAAGACTGAAATTGCAAATGTAGTTATCGGTATTATAACCTTGTCAGTAGGTCTGTTAACAACAGTATCTAACTATTTCAGTTGGGCAAAACGATCAGAATCTCATCGTATAGCCGATATAACGTACAAAAAAGTTTATAAATTCATCTTGATAGAGTTATCTCTTCCAAGAACTGAACGTATGTCCGCAAAAGATATGCTGAAAACCGTAAGAGACGAAACTCAACGATTAGAAGAAACAAGTCCTCAAGTGCCGGATACAGTGATTAGAGACTTTAAAAAGAGATTTGGCGACTCAACTCCTGAAGTCACAAAACCTGAAATCACAAATGGTTTGGATCCAATTTACGTCTACCCCTCAGACCTAGATTCTCCAATGATAGGAGGAATGAAAGGAAAAATGTCGGAAATGATGCTTGATCCAATGTACCGCAGCCCGCGTCCTTCAGTCCTGATTCCAGGCGATTCTGTAGTTAATGTTAAACAACCTGTAGGAAATCCACTCAAAACTTCCACTTCCGATCGCATTCTAGACAAGTTACAAACGTTGTCATCGGCTCGTCTGCCGACCGTGTCTGAAGCTGATAATAATCACACTTAGCTTGTTTCTTGCACCTTGAGCACCATAGAAAGATGGATGCGTTCTGGTTCTTCAAGTACATCTTCTTTTCAGTTTCAATAAAGTGTTCAATTGACGCCTTCCAGCGGTAAGGACACATATCCACAGCTGTCATTTCTGCAAATGCACGAGGCGTAACTTCGCCAGACTTCAACTTTGGAATCCAGTTCTCAGAGTTCTTCACGTATCCATTACGCAAGTTTTCATAGATTGAAATTGCGCGACTGCGATACATACTCCAAAACACCTTGTTTGTCCAGTCCACATCAATACCTTCTTTCAAAGCTTGGTCGCTGATGACGTGGAGAACTGACTCTTCCAGTGTTTTTGCCATATCTGCTTCCAAAAGTTCCGTGAAGTTTTCCACGACCTTGTCGCGAATCGCACAGTCTACAAAGACGTTCTTAGATCTAGTATGAATAGGACGCGAATGAACAAGTTCGCGAGGAGCTTCATCTTCCTCCTCCTCTTCATCTTCCTCGTCTTCCTCTTCACCTTC